TCAGTACCATCAGGTATGCAATTGGTTTTACTAGATGATAAAAGCCAAGTCTTGCTAACTGTATCGGATCTTAATGCTGACTATGTTAAAACTGGTTTGCCTACAGTGATATCAAATGTAAGTACTGCCTATTTTTATAATCGGAATAGCGAACCCATAGAGGTGGCAGAAGTTGATTTATTTGCAGAATTTGTTACACCAACTCCAACACCAGTGCCAACACCAACACCAACACCAACACCAACACCAACACCAACACCGGATACGACACCACCAGTCAGACCGATCGGTTTAACGGGTACAGGTGCAGATAAACAAGCAATTCTTAAGTGGACAGCAAATACTGAGTCAGATCTAGCAGGATATAACGTTTATCAAGATGGTGTAAAGGTGACAACATCAGTTGCCGCAGCTATAACAGTAGGTGGGTTGGATAATGGTAAAACGTACAGTTTTTCGGTATCAGCGTATGACAAGGCAGGCAATGAGTCGGCAAAGTCTTCAGCAGTTAATGTTACTCCGCAGGATAAGATTGATGTAGTAGCTATACCGAATATGGATAGCATTATCTTGCAGATCAGTGGTGGGACTAAGCCATATAGTGTGCAATGGGGATCAGGTAGCGATACGGTAAATACAACACAGTATACGATAACTGGACTTACTGCAGATACCAATTACACTGTAACGGTTACAGACGCTAATGGACTTAAATGGACAAGCACAATTAACACAGGTAAGGATAAAGGATATATACCACCTTCAATGCCAAATCCTCAAGAGACATTTCAGCGCATGATTGATGTTTTTGGAACTGCTGGATCAATTGCTATCGCGGTGATCGGCGGGGCTGTGCTACTAGGGATTATGTGCGTATTGGCACTTTGGGGATGGCGGCTGCTTAAACAATGGCTTAGTCGGGCCAAGTAAACTTAACAACATTAACTAGGAGGTAATACTTAATGACATTTACAGATCCAACAATGCCAAGTACACAATCACTATTTCAGAAAATGGTGGATGTATTTGGAACTGCCGGCACGATCGGTATCGCAATTATCGGTGCGGCTGTACTGCTGGGGATTATGGTAGTACTTGCAAGATGGGGCTGGATACTTCTCAAAGGTTGGCTCTCCAGAGCAAAATAATGATCAGCATCCAGCGTTTGAAATGGAGAGTGTTAACGGCACTCTCTATTTTTTTTATTCTAACACCTTTCTGTGTGCAAGTTCCAGTGTCCGCAGCTACAGCCCTGCATTTGCTGGAAACAGATTGGCGCACAGGTGAGATAGAGATCAAGTATGAAGGTGCTACGCCCGGTGAAATGATTATTGTTTACGGTAAGACTTATCGGGATGGAGACGATGCGGCATTTAAGCCAATGGATAGTTTTATGGTTCAATCTGAGAGTGGCAGCCACATCACAAGTTACCTTGAGAATGGTCAAAGTATTTGGTATTACATTGCAACATATGACCCAATGACCAATAAGCAAACAGGATTGTCTAACCGGTTGAAACAAACACCGCCGATTACAGCTTACATTATCAACTGGCCAGATATGCTGGCAGATTTAGATAGCATGATTAATAACGCTATAAAGGATGCGGCAACACCTTCAGATAAGGCAATTAACGATCTTAAGGATGCATTAGACAAATTAAAGGATGCTACCGGAGCAAATTCAGCAGGAAACACAGCAGGAGCCATTCAGGATGCTATTAATCAGGGTCAGCAGGGTATGAGTCAACCGATCGTCAATGATGATGGGAATGGTACATATTCGGGTGGATCCACTGGCGGTAAATTGCCGGGACAACCAACAACAGGCGATTCCGGATTAGAGTATCCAAATCCTGATAGTGGTACAGATACTGAAATGACAATGAGGATACCTTACGGCGTGGATATGCAAGGTAACCTTTTGTATGTCAAATTGTTCACCAAAGAGCAAATGGAAAAAATGAAATGGCTGGACGTAATCCGTAAACTTGCCGCGGCAACGATTTGGATCATGTTTGCTATCTGGCTTGTACAGAGATTTACGCCTCAGCTGAAGGTATAGGTGAGATATGGATTTTATACTTAAAGCCGTTTCTAGTCTGATGAATAGTATGAGTGTTTTGTTAGGCAGCTGGTCATTTACTAGAAATCTAGCAGGAGACTTCAACTTGATCATGCCTTATTTTCGTAAGGCGAATATGTTACTTCCTATTTCTGATCTTTTAGCAGTACTCGGTTTATGGGTAGGCTTGCAGGTTGTGCTAATTGCTTACTACTGGATTAACCGGGCAATCAATTTATTAAGGGGTGCAGGTTAATGTTAGTCATTGTGATGTTTATATTAGGCAGTTTTGTTGGTTGGAAAGTTGGTCGGAGATATCAAGACTTCCAGGAGTTAATGTTGGCTCGGAGAATTTCAAAACTTGTGGTGCAACGTGAGAAATTTCAAAAGGAACAAGCTGAATATGAGAAATGGGAACGGGATGACGATCGGATCGGGAAGGTAAACAAGAAAATTGAGGGGGAGCTGCTGTCATGATTGAAGCAATAGTAGGTTTACCTGGAAGCGGCAAAACATATCTAGCAACTCGTATAGCGATGAAAAGAATAAAAAAGGGTGGTCGGGTTTATGCAAATTTTCCTCTTAAAGGTTCAATTCAATATACCCAAATCGAAGAGTTGTTTGATATTCGGAAAGAACCAGGAGAGAAATATTCTCCCCTTATCCTTATTGACGAAGCCGGACTTGTTGCACCTGCAGGAAGTTGGAAAGCTATACCGTTCAACGTCATGGCACACTGGCGCCAACATCGACATGCAGGTGTAAACATTACCTATATGGCTCAAGACTTGCGCGACGTTGCTGTGCCATTGCGTCGAGTAACGCAATTAGTAACTAGCGTTTCAAAATTCGGGCCAATAATCAAGTGGCGTACGTACAACCCACAAACTAAAGGTAAATATGGAGCAGGGTTTACCTTTTTTGATATGGCAGTTGCTAAACAATATGATAGCTATGCGGCAAACGTGGAGCGTCAGAATTATCTAAAAGGAGTCTAGTATGTTAGCAAATTTTTTTACTATTATCACAGTAATTGTAGTTTGTGGGCTTAATTTTTTTCTATAGTAAAATATTCCTTTACTTTGGGTTACCCTAATAGTATAATAAAGGTAACCTAAAGAAGGGGAGGATAAAAATGAGCTATTGGTTGAACATGATAGATCGTATGAATGAAGAAATTGAATCTTATAAGAAGCATCTACAACTCTGTGAGCAGAAAGTAAAATCAATGATTGAATCTGGAAAATTTGATATTGCAGAAATTAAAATTGAGAAAGATTCAGCCAGAATGTATCGGAACTTTATTCAAAAAACTAAATCAGACATTGCAGAAATTACTGCCCGAATGGAAAAGGAAAATGCACCAAAAAAGATTGGTCGCCCGTCGATCGGGAAGGCTCGTCCAGTGAAGATAACGTTACCTGAAGAAGATTGGAATCAAATTGACCAGGCAATTCAATCTGGAGAGTATAAGTCATTTGCGGAGTATTTTCGGAATTTGCATGAGGAAAGAGAACGTGTTTGATAGTAGACGCATAATGCGAAGGAGGGTAAATGTGACTAAGTGTTTGGTTTGTGGTCGTACTTACGGAGAGTGTCCTTGTCCTCCGTATTCAGCGAAAGATTACGATGACGCTAAAAAACAGGGCTTAGACTTGGACAACTGGAACGATTACGTCAAGTACTACGGAGTAGGTGAGGAACCGAATTACGACGATATGTAATGAACAATACGAAGATACTGTGACGTATGTCTATGATCTCTAAATTTTGCTTACATCGTATTAACTAAGGCTGCCCCTTTATATAACCTTTATACCATCTGCCGATCCGGCAGGACGAGAGAGGACGAAACTTTATGCGTTATTTTCCTGCTGAATGTTATGATGCCTGGTATTCTATGAATCAATCTGCTTTTTCAAAGAGAGATAAATGCACGTTTGATGAATATTTGCAGTATCGTTATCCGTTGTTCTTAGATTATTTAAATAAAAAAGCTTAGTTCAGAGGGTTATGTGTAAGGTGGTGAAAAATCTATGATAAAGACTCCTGGACGAATGTCCAGCGGCGCGAACGCGGTGGAGCGTTCAGCACGGAGTGCAGAGCGAAACGCGGAAGCGCCCTTGGTAAACATTACGAAATTGCGACCACCCTGTTTTGAGAAAAAGGGGGGTGCGGACGAGGAAAACGGAGATAATAAAGCATTACCTGTTGAATTTGAGGATAAGCCTACGCTAGATAGATTTTTGAGATATCAAATGCAGTCCGTAGCCAAGCACCTTTTGCCTCACAATCGCGTTGGACTTTGTTTACGACATCAGATTGAGAGATATGGAGACGTTAGTCTTTTTAAGCATAGATCGACTCAGAAGGCGTTTTACGGTGGTTTGATGGTATGTGGGAGCGTTTGGGTTTGTCCTGTGTGTGCGGCTAAAATAAGTGAGCGGCGGCGGGCTGAGTTGAAGACAGCATTTGATGTTCATTTACAGCAAGGTGGTCATTGTACAATGGTTACTCTTACCTTTAGTCATAGTTCGCGTGATAAGTTGGATGATTTATTGTTATCTTTGGGTAAGGCAACTCAAATGTTCAGTCGTGGAAAGCGTTTTGATAATTTTCGTCGGGAAATTGGTTTGATTGGTAGGATACGTGCTTTTGAAATAACTTATGGTCAGAACGGCTGGCACCCTCATATACACCTGTTGTTGATGCATAGTAAAGAGATTGATCCGTGGGATCGGGAAGACGTACGGGACAAGCTATATGATATGTGGGAAGGTGCATGTGCTAAAAATGGATTACAGACTAGCTATGAGCATGGTCTAAAAGTTGATGATGCGGCAGAAGCAAGCCAGTACATAGGCAAGTGGGGCGATATCATGGACAAGCCATGGGGTACTGATTCTGAAATGACGAAAGCCAATATTAAGAAAGGTCGTGCTGGTAGCATGACACCATTTGATTTTTTGAGGGCAGTCATAGAAGATGGCGATTTGCAATATGAGGATAAATTTAGAGAGTATGCAGCTGCAACAAAGGGTAAACAACAACTTGTTTGGAGCCCGGGGCTTAAAGCAAAGTATTTGATCGATGATAAGAGCGATGAAGATGTAGCAACAGAAAAGGTTGAGGAAGCCGATCTGTTAGGTTTGTTGGATTGGCAACAATGGCGATTTATTGTGAGAAATAATTTACGGGTAGAGTTGTTGCAAGAGGTTGAAAAGCATGGATATGAGATGGCGCTTAAAAAAATCGGCATAAAAAAAGTCTCCACAACAAGCGCAGAGACTTCTAACAAGTTGCAATAATAATATCATAATAATTAGATGAATGGAAGGCACAGGGGGGAATTACCTTTTGTGTCTTTTGTCTGTGTAGTGTTAAACTAAAATCAAAAACCTATAGGATAAATATGGAAAAATCAAGGTGGGGATACAATGCCTAGGAAACGGTTACCTGAGGATTTGAGACGTGACCCAGTAGGCATTAGGTTGCCTAAATGGATGATAACAAAAATCGACGAATTAGGTGGTAGATCGGAGATTATCGAAAAAGCTGTACATATGTACCTAAAAAATGATGGAAAAACAGGAAAAAAGGACTAGACAAGCTTAGTTCTTTTTTTTATAATGAAACCGTTAGACAAAAACCTGTTCGATTGGAGGAAGAAAATGAGAGTATCTGTCGAGGGAGTAATTACAAGTATCGAAGAATCCAGCAAGGAAGACAAAAAGTTTACAAATCTGCTACTGGCGCAGAAGGGCGAAAAAGTACAAGTTGCCGTTAGACTCCACGGTCATGTAGCGAAAAATTACACTGAATTTGAAATTGGTCAATTTTCGGGCAGACTGATGGCTTGGTCACAACGTGAAGGCGTTGGCATGATGGTAAGCGTACCTGAAGAATCGTTTTAACTTATGGTATCCGATGAGGTTTACGGAGAAGAGATTTACCGGGCAATACTCGAATCAAATGAGCGAGTAACCGAGAAGTTTGAACACGTGAGTGGTCAGTTGGATGTCCTGAACCATTCGCTTTACGTGATAAATGAGCATCTAAGTTGGATTACAGTATCTATCATGCTGCTGGCTGCTTTAGCAATTTTCGGGCTTGGCTACATGATAACGAGGAGGTAGGGCGATGGATTTCTTGTTCGCGCTGATCTTCATATCATTGGCATTAGCTATGTGGGATTTACTTCGGCGCTGGTTGTTTTCTTCATCTGACCTCGAGGGGGAGGATGATTGATGGATGCATTTTTTCAAATGCTGTTGCTATTTTTTACGGCGGGCATCGTTTCAGGGTTGTTACGTAAAATGACACATTGAGGGGGGGGATTCATGAAGACGCTAAAATCATTAATTTTTTTATCTGTGATTAGTTTTTTTATTTTATTCGAACCGGTGCAAGTTTTTGCATATCCCGGTGGTTATTTGAATGGTACAGCACCCGCATTTGGTACTGGTGCAACTGGTTTAGGAACAGAATCAAGATTTGCAGATAATAAACTTTCAACTACTAAAGCACTTGATAAATCTGTTGGATGGATAAGACGTAGTTTTGCAACGCCTGTTACAGTAGGATCTTATATTCTTTCTGCAT